CGCAGGCGGGTCTAAGGAGTTCCGGGTCAGCATTGTTTCCGGGGACGCCATATCGCTGACTAGCGGAGATGTAAAATACAACAAGCAGGGGCAGTCCGGCACCACCACCGCCAGCCCGAACGGTGAGACAGCGACCGTGACTGTGAACCCGGCGAGTTAAGGAGGAAGAGATGAGAGTATACTGCCCAAGTGGCTGCGGTCGCATGACGGAAGACGACGCAATCGCCGACGGAATGTGCAGCCAGTGCAGAGCTGAGGTCGTCCGGGCCGCCAGCACACCGTATCAAATGGCATGGGCCGATGTTCGGGCGGAGCGCAATCGCCGCCTCGCCGCCTGTGACTGGACACAGATTTCCACACGCCTGTCTCCCGCCAAGAAACTGGCGTGGGACGATTATCGCAATACACTTTTTAACTTGCCAGACGCCTTCGACAATCCCGCCGATGTGATCTGGCCGACACCGCCAGAATAGGAGAACACAAATGGCACTTCCAACGAAAATTACTACCGCCGCAGATGCAGAGGCTATCGAGGCCGCTCTTGCTACTGACACCAAACAGGCCAAGCTTGCGGAATGGGATCGCAAATGCGCTGCCAAGGCCCTCGCGGCTCTTGAAACCGCCGTCAAGGCGCTCGGTGACGTCCGGCCCAACAGTCAGGCGGGGCGAGAAATTAAACGGTATATGGGGGTGATTAATAGCGGCATTGTACCCATCCTGCGTCAGGCTTCTGCTTCTCCCGTATCAGATCCTACAACATTAACCGTCTAGGAGGATATTATGTCTTTTCATTTGTCTGTAAGATCTCTTGAAAGGTTAAGAGGAGTTCACCCAGATCTCAAAAGCGTTGTGAAAAGAGCAATAGAGATCACCCCCGTAGATTTCTCGGTACTGACTGGTTTAAGAAGTCCAGCCAGACAAAAGGAATTGCTCGCTCAAGGTAAAACTACTACTCTTAACTCCAGACATTTAACCGGTCACGCTGTTGACTTGGGTGTTTACGTTGCGGGCAAGGGCATTGTATGGGATTGGAAACTATACGTCAAACTTGCAAAGGCCGTAAAGTCTGCTGCTAAAGAGTTGGGCATCCCAATTGAATGGGGTGGAGATTGGAAACATTTCAAGGATGGACCTCATTTCCAACTTCCTTGGAGTCAATATCCTGTTTATGGAGACGATAATGAGCTTAGCTGATATCCTACTTGGACCTTTAGGAAAGGTCATCGATAAAGTCGTTCCTGACGTCAACACCCAGAAGAAGTTGAAGCTGGAATTCAAAAATACCCTACTCGAGCAACAGACAGCAGTTATCAATGCCGCTCGCGATACGATTGTTGCTGAAGGGAGTTCTGCAGATAAGTGGACTTCACGAGCACGACCATCCTTTTTGTATGTCATGTATATCATTATTCTGTCTGCAATTCCTATGGGGTTTCTATCTGCTTTTCAGCCTGAACTTTCCGCTCTAGTTGTTACAGGTTTTCAAGGATGGTTATCCGCTATTCCTCAACCTATGTGGGCCCTCTTCGGTACCGGTTATCTCGGGTACGTTGTGGCTCGTGGGGCTGATAAGAATGGAGGTCTTGTTCCTCTGATAATGGGCGATAAGTCCAAATAAAAGAACGTCACCGAAAGAGAAATCCAACGGTGACGCTCTTGGGTAGGGGCGGATGGCCTCCCTGCTCCTACCCTTACTTTTCGACGAGTTTGAAGAATTCCTGCCTCACTTCACCTTTCTGGAATAAACCTCCGATTTTAGAAGTAACCGTGTAGGATGATTCATCTTGAACACCTCGTAGATGAACACACATATGTTGAGCTTTGATGACCACAGCAACTGATGGGGTGCCCAAAATGTATTTGAGGCTTTCGAAGATCTGCAAAGTCAAACGCTCCTGAACTTGAGGTCTCCGACTGAAGTAATCTACAATCCGGTTGAATTTGGACAATCCCATAATCTTACCTTCCGGGATGTAGGCGATACGAGCAGTGCCGATGAAAGGCACAAAATGGTGTTCACACATCGACCTTACTTTGATATTGTTAATACAAAGCATCCCGTCGTAACCCATCTTGTTTTCGATGGTGGTGCAGGATGGAAAGTTTTCAGGTTTTAGGCCGTAAAAAATTTCCTTCCATAGTTTTTTCAAACGGTAAGGAGTTTTATTAATACTATCATCCCCGAGATCCATACCCAGCATCATGAGAGCCGATTCGAACAAATGAGTCAACCCATCCAAATTCATATTCGCCTCAATGTAGGGGGTAGAGATTTTCTTAGCGATAAGCAATTTCTCAATATCAACACCTAACTGGATATCCCGTTTATACATTAGTAAGTTCCTTCCTTCTTTTTCTGATTTCCCGGTTAATATACCAGCGGGCTTTCTTCAAATCCTGAATAGAATCCTCTTTACTTCCTTTACGACCGCATCTGAGTAGATATTTCAGGGCATTTCCTAAACTGAATCCAAGTTCATAGGCTTCGATGATCTTGATGGATTCGTAACGTCCCGCCAAATAGTGGGGAGGATGATTGCAGAGATCAGACATTAACCGCACCTCGAATAGCCGCATGACAGGCATTTGTCACAACCTTCGGATTTGATAAGAGTGAATTGCCTACAATGAACACATTTCTCACCCCGAGCTTTGATTGGTTGGGGTACTGCTTCTTTCTTAAGATGTCGATCAATTACCTCACCGATATAAGCTATCAATGAACCGTAGAACTTACCATTAAGCCAACCAGCATCATTCATCGATTGGATTTGCATTAACTCATCGGGAACGAATTGAATATCCTCGGAGGTTCTGAAAATAGTTGAGACCATAACGGTAAGTGCTGACGCCCAATCCTGGTGTCTGGCATCTTTGGAGGAGATGAAGATTTCGAAAGGTTTATCGTCATGATCATTAATAGTAACAAAAACTGCGGAAGTCAAAGAAGGCCAAGGAATCTTGTAAGTAACTCCATGCAGCATCTCAGGACGTATTCGCTTTTTTGCTTTGGGGGTTTTCACATCTTGAGTAACTGTTTTAAGAATGCTTCCTCGAACTTTCGAAGGGCGATAAGTAGTGGTTCCTTTGCAGCCTAATTTGTAAGCTTCAAGATAAACCTCTTCCATGTCTTCAAAAGGTGCATCCTCACTGATATTGATGGTCTTTGATACCGAGGCATCGATCCATTTTTGAATGGTTGCTTGCATCCTTAGGTGGGCGAAGGGATGAAGTTTCATAGCCTCCGAATCCCTCATGTGTTGGGGGAATAATGCATTGATCTCTTGCATTACTTCCTTCAAGTTATTTTCCTTGTTTCCTTTTTCGATCATACCCTCTAGAATTTCTGAGGAAGGCAACTTACCGAGCGTTTGCGCTACTTGACCTGCATAAGTTAGGGATACATATTCCTTGTACGAATCGTCCGCTTGAAGGACTTTACGAATTGAAACGTTGGCAAAGATAGGTTCTAATCCACCAGAAACATTGCCATAAACACACGATGTGGTACCTGTGGGAGCAACGGTAAGTAATACTCCATTTCTCAACCCATATTTGTTTATTTCGGCTATTGTTGAATCCTCTAGATTAAGACCTATATATTGTGCCATCTTACCTTTTGGAAGACAAAGAGGAAAAGGACCTTTCTCTTTAGCCAACTTAGCAGAAGTACTATATGCTCGATTAGCCATCTTCTCCATTAGGTTATCGACAAACTCAATAGCCTCTTCAGAGTCGTAAGGCATCTTCAGCATTGCTAAACAGTCACCCAAACCTGTAATCCCCAAGCCTATACGTCTTTTGGCGATCTGTTCTTTTTTCTGTTCTTCTAGAGGATAACCTGTTTTGTCAATTATGTTATCCAAGAAGATTACCCCACCCTCTACTGCCTCACCAAACTTTTGGTAGTCGAACGTTGCATAAGGTGTAAAAGGCCGTACAACGAGGACTGCGAGGTTTATAGCACTTAGGTTACAAGCTGCATTGGGAGGAAGAGGCTGTTCACCGCAAGGATTAGTGGCTTGGATGTGTTCGCAATACCTTAGGTTATTTCGATTATTCACCCTATCAATGAAGATGATTCCTGGTTCAGAGTATTCGTAAGTGGACTCCATAATCTTCTTCCAAAGGTCACGAGCCTTAAGAGTCTTGTAAACATATTGCCATTCATCAGAACCTTCGAACTGAAATTTGGGGGACTGAGGTGCATCGGCTGGAGGTACATTAAAATACAAATGCCAATCAGCATTGTCTTTAACTGCTTGCATGAAGGCGTCTGAAACGAGGATGGAGAGATTAAAATTAGTCATAGACCCAGCAGTGTGCTTTACATCTATGAATGCTTCGACATCCGGATGAGTATCTGTAATAGTACCCATCAAAGCGCCTCTTCGCTGGCCAGCACTCATAATGGTTTCACAAGTAGCATTAACCATTCGAATGAAAGGTATGGGACCGCTAGCCTGTGCACCATCCCCCGTCGTTCGAAGAAGTGCCTTTTTTGGGCGAATTGTTCCGAAGGCTAAACCGTCTCCGCCACCCTGCTGTAACGTGAGGGCCGTATCTGTGTTGGCCTTCATAATACCTTTGATGCTGTCTTCGATGGTGTCCGCCACATAACAGTTGTTAAGGGTCACTCTCTTGTTGGTCCCTGCCCCCGCTAGAATGCGGCCTGCCGGCACAATAATTCCTTGAAGCATGAGGTTAGTGATTCGTTCTTGTACTGCCAGCTTCTCATCGCATAGAATAGCTGTTGCGACACGTCGTATTGTTTGTTTCAGGTCGACCTCATCAGAGAAACGGTACTTGTCTTTCCAGACTTCTAGTGATAGGGGTTGTTTTGTGAAGTAACTAAAGTCTTTCATTAGATAGCTTTCAGGAGTTTGGTCGATCTCATCAGAGAAACGGTACTTGTCTTTCATTAGATAGCTTTCAGGAATTGGCTATGTGAGCT